AATCGTAGTTTGATTTGAGCCTGGTAATGGGCTGACCGATGTACGCTTCGAGCTTATCAATGTGGCGGTACATACCTTCAAACTCTAACCCTGTGTCGCAAAACAAAATGAGGTCAACGGGTCTGCTTTCTTCTATCATTCGGAGGAGCATTGCTGTGGAGTCTTTTCCACCGGAAAGTGAAACCACGTGCTTTATAGGTTTTTCCATTGTGCCTCCTTATATAAACAAAAGCCCGCGTTCATCATAAACGCTGGCACTTGTGTCATTGCCACATCGTATTGCTCGATCAAGTGCCATTATCGTGGCAACTGCACCGTCAATCTTTTCTGTGGATTTTTCTTTATCCGGTTTGATATTTCCCGCCGGGTCGGTGCGGATATAAATGTTATCCATCATCCAACGGAGAACCGGATGACCTCCGTGGGCGATTTTCTCTTCAAGTACGAGCTTCATTAGCTCTTTTGTCGGAGGGGACATATCTTTGTAGCCCTGACCGAAGGGAACAACAGTAAAGCCCATACCTTCGAGGTTTTGAACCATCTGCGTTGCGCCCCAACGGTCGAAGGCAATTTCACGAATGTTGTATCTCTCACCCAGGCGTTCTATGAATTTTTCGATGTGTCCGTAGTGAACTACGTTTCCTTCGGTTGTGTTTAGGAACTCCTGCCGTTCCCATACATCGTATGGCACGTGGTCTCGCCGAACACGAAGTTCCAAGCAATCCTCCGGTATCCAAAAATACGGACGAACAACGAAGCGGTCATCCTCATCGGTAGGAGGGAAAACCAGAACGAAAGCCGTGATATCCGTGGTGGAAGAAAGGTCAAGACCACCATAACATACACGACCTTCCAGGTCATCTTCCGAGGTAGCCAAAGCACAGCGGTCCCACTTTTCCATAGGCATCCAACGTATCGCTTGCTTTACCCATTGGTTAAGGCGAAGCTGCCGGAAGGCATTTTCTTCTGCGGGATTCTGCTTGGCGGATTCGCAGGCTTGTCGAACTTTGTCAATGCCTACTGTAACACCGAGAGAGGGATTTGCTTTCTTCCATACCTTGGGGTCAGTCCAATCGTCACCTTCGTCAGCACCATAGATGACGGGATAGAAGGTTGGGTCGATTTTTCTGCCTTCGATGATGTCCTTTGCCTTTTGGTGAGTTTCATAGCATATGGAATGTGTGTCTGTTCCGGCGGTGGTGATCAGAAAGTATAGCGGTTGCATACGTGCATCGCCGGAGCCCTTGGTCATAACATCAAAGAGCTTTCGGTTCGGTTGGGTATGAAGCTCATCAAAGACAACGCCGTGTATGTTAAAGCCGTGCTTGGAATAAGCCTCGGCAGAGAGAACTTGATAGAAGCTGTTGGTGGGTAAATATACTATTCGCTTCGTTGCTGATAGTATCTTCACTCGTTTCGATAGTGCCGGACACATACGAACCATATCCGCAGCAACCTCGAAAACGATAGATGCCTGTTGACGGTCGGCAGCACAACCATATACTTCGGCTCGTTCTTCGCCATCTCCGCAAGTAAGGAGCAGAGCAACGGCTGCCGCCAATTCAGATTTGCCCATTTTCTTGGGGATTTCAATGTAAGCGGTGTTGAACTGTCGGTATCCATTTGGTTTGAGGGTTCCGAAGAGGTCTCGAATTATTTGTTCTTGCCAATCAAGCAATTCAAAGGGCTTTCCCGCCCACGTGCCTTTTGTATGGCAGAGGCACTCTATAAAATTGACCGCATAGTCGGCGGCGTTTTTATCATATACGGAGTCCTTGGCTTTGAACTTCGTGGGTGTATATTTCTTTCTCGCTATGGCGGTCATCTCCTTTCAAAAGGGTATAAAAAAACAGCCCTACGGCTGTAACGAGGAACAGAGCCTCTCGGCTCTATCCCAGGGATATTATTTGGGATTACAGTTCGCTGAAGAATGCGTGACCGAAATCGTCTCGGCACTCGGCACAAAGAATATCCTCGTCCGCGCCGTTTGCAATGCCACCGCAGTATTTGCAAATGTGGTGGTTGTTGCGGTCGTAAACCTTGGTGATGCCTTCGTTTGGATAGTGCTTTTGGCAAAGGCGAAGCCACACTTCTTCGGGGTAGTCAAGAGCCTTCTGAAACTCAAGTTCCAGGATAGCATACTTGGCAAGGGCAAGTATCTTATTTGTTTTCATCGATAGCCTCCTCGATTATTTCGGTCTTGGATATATCGAAGTTGCAAAGAGAATAGAACTCTCGGTCTGCTTCGGGGTGTCTTGCGAGGTATGCCTCGTTGCTTGCGTTGATGCCAAGGTCGGGATTGCCGTGTCCATCATCGGTAGCGTATACAAGCTCAACGCTTCCGTCTTCCATTTTGATGTGCATTCCGGCTTTGATTGCTTTTCCGTTTTTGTCGTGGTAGTTCATTGATTGACTCCTTTGAATTTTATTTTTGCTTCAAGCACCAAGCGATGGCGTGACCGCCGTCCTCAAAGTGCTGTGTTGCCTGGGTGAGAAGGGTGAGTCTGCATTCGATGTCACCGAGTCCGGTTTCTTCGGGGTCATCAACAAACTCGTAAATGGAAGCGGTAAAACCGCCCTTCCAATGGATGTCGGTAACGAATACGCGGTCACCGAATTTAAGAACTGCTCCGTAGCTGGGTGAAACCTTCATTGTAAGGCGTTCCATTGTGGTGAAGATGTCGTTGGTCATCGTTCCGTCCTCCTTAGTTAATGCTGACTGCTTTGTAGTAACCGAATGCATCTCTTGCAATGCCGTAGGTGCTTTCGATGCCGTACTTGCGGTCTTCCTTGGTAGCCGCCTTGGCAAGGGCGGTTGCAGCCTTTTTGCTTTCCTCACGGGTCATACCCTCGAATCGGTATTCGCCATCTTTTTGAAGTCTTCTGATCTGGTCTTTCATTTGGAAATCCTCCGTTCCTTTTGTTGTACACATATTACCATACTAAAGCGTATATATCCAGTCATTTACCGATAATATAGTACACAAAGATAGAGGGCTAAAACTGTGTATAATAGCGCAGTTTTCAGCCCCCTCGGAAGGGTCAAATATTGATTAAGCGGATGGCGGGAATTCGTGCATAAGTGTTCGTAAGAAAGTCGGTGTAGCCTGCGGTTACCTCGGTCAAGCCAGCCATCTGAAAGCCGTTCTGCTCGAACTTTACAAGGGTGGGAATCAAGCCGGAGAAGTGGGAGCTGATTGTAATTTCGCAAACTCCGTAAGCCTTGAGGGCTTTGGTGATCTCCTCAATTTCGGTGTCCCAAATCACCTCATCAAAGTTGATTTTGTCGTTGCCGACCTTGAGGCTTGTGCGGTAGGCTGCAAGAAGTGTGGGGTTGATGCCTTCGGCTCGAACATCTCTTATCTGCTGTTCCAGGGCTTTATCTAAAACTTCAATTCTTTTCATCGTTTCGTCCTCCTTAAATGCCTTGGCCCCAGGCGATTTTCTTTTCGAGGCGTTTCAAAATCATAGCGTTGCGAAGTTCATCGAACTGTGCGTGGGTGATTCTGTAAGCGCTGTAAGCCTGGCAAATGGCAATGTGTGCATCGATAAGGTCGTTCTGAGTTTCGATTCTTGCGACCTGGTTTTTGAAGTTTCTGTAGGTTTTCATTGGGTATGTCCTCCGTTCCTTTTGTTGTACACATATTACCATACTAATTGCTATATATCCAGTCAATTGCCGATAATATACTACACAAAGATGGAGGGCATATATTGTGTATATTTGGTTAGTGAGAAGGGCTGTTTTCGTGTATGGTTTTCAGGATTTTCTCCTGTTCTTCCGGTGTAACACCGATGGAATCCAAGGCTTGTCGTATGCCACAGTCGGGGCAAATGAGGGTCTGTCCGTCCGTTCTTGAGAGGGCGGGGCGTTCATGGTAGGTTGCTCCACAAAGGGGGCAGAGAGCCGGAATTTTGGCTTGTGTGGGCTGTTTCATTACTGTTCCTCCTTGCTATCGTTGTACGCCTGGAAAAGGCGTGTGAGATCGAAATCAAAGTCTCGGTAACCTTCGGCACAAACATCAAGGTAACCTTTGGAAGGGAGTCCAAGAGGGCGTTCCTCGTGCATAATATAAACGAATGCGGTGCGTGTCCGCTTGCGTTTTGTAAGGATTCCGGTGAAGGTTACTTGAAGCTCCTTCTTGTAGTAGAAGTTTGGGTATCCCTCATAGATGTCGAGGTAATGTTCATCTCGTTCAGAGACCTCCCAAACGGCAACGGGAACGCTTGAACCTTCCTTCGGTTCGATGGTAAGGTAAGAACCCGTTTTGCTTCCTTTGAAGAGGAGTGTCCAGCCTTCAAGTTCGGCTGTGCCAAGGGGTCGAGCTGTAGGGCATCTACGGCTCATCTGTCTTAGGTTAAGGTTGCTTCCATAGGCAATGTAATATTTCTTTTCCATTTCAGAATCTCCTTTCATTTTTGCCTTCTACCACCATAAGACCGCCGAAGCGGTCGGTGGGGAGTGCGTTGCCGTTATGCGAATCTGCCGTTGCGGAAGGCTGCATCTCCTTCAAGTCTGCTTGTGAAGAGGTCTCTTGCGGTCTTGAACTCATCGCCGATGAAGCCCAGGCGGAGGAGCCAAGTTCTCATTGCGTACTTGGGGTTCTCGCTCTGTTGAGGCTTGGGGCTTGCGGTTCTTACTG